CGGTCATCTTATCTCCAGGGTGGTTGGAGATGTCAACGGGGCTGGGCTACTTTGTGACCACCCCACTAGAGCAGCCACAGCCCCGCTCACATCACCGCTTAGGTGGTATTGATCGTGCTGGTCATTTTGGTATACTTCCAGGTTGTGCCGGTAGTATTGACGGCTAAAGAAGCCGTACCCCCCGCCGTAACCACTAGAGTCACTTTATAATCACCACCATCAGTAGTTGGTAACGTGGCTTCAGGTGTGAGTAGATAGCCGGTGGAATTACCGCCCAGATAACGCGCACCATTTACTCTGATTTGGCCCGCAACCAGCAAGGCGGTTGAATTAGCCGACAAAGCTTGCGCACCAACTTCGATTCGTTCTTTACCGAATGCCCCTCTAGGGGATGATTGGACGTGAGCCATTATGTCACCTCCTAATCAACGTAATCGCTGAAGAAATAGCCTGCGCCAGTCGCGACCACTTTATGCACGTATTGTGCCTTCGATTGAATTACATCGGCGTGCTTATCGTCGTTGTAATAGATCGGCATTACGCCGCCCAATCCGCCGCCGGGTGCCCAGTGGAAGGTATAACCTGCCGCGGGTACAAAGATACCGGGGGAAGTGGGGCGATACAAGAGTAAGGCGTCATCATCGACGATCGGCGAGTAACTGCCCGTCTGCCCTTCGTTGGCCGTGTTGTAGATTGCCGCTCCCACCAGAACTTCATCAACGCCCATTACTGCTGCTAACGCCTGTTCCATCGTGGCGACGGTGGCGCGAGCGGTGTATTTGATCCGGTCAATCAGGTCGGGATGGTTGATGAGTTTATCGAATACGATTTCACCCATAATCAACACATTCGGGAACTGTGCAATCGACTGTGAGATGGTGCGCTTCGCGGTACGAATATCACCCACGGGATCACTGGTAGCATAGGTTGACCACTTCGTAGAAGTAGATCCACCCGTGGCATCCGTGCCCCATACGCCCGTAGCCATGTAAGCAGCCGCAAAAAGTCGCTCTTTGCGAAGCGCCTGAATTTGAGCCAAGCGCATAATGCCAGCTTGCTCCAATTCCATCGGCGCCTGATTATCGGCCCGAGTTTCATCGGGGATACTGTGAGACGTAGCCCATTGTTCTGTTTTATAAGTATCGGTAGACATACCGAAGCCGCCTTCAGGGAAGTCTCCCCCCCAAGCGCGCTCTTTGGCGTCGTCTAGCATCCAATACTTCTGATCAAAAACAAAGAAGGTGCCCGCGGAACTATTCACTGGAATACCAGGAGCAGCCCGATCCGCTACAAAGCGGGCGGGTTCGTTCATATAGCCGACGAGCATGTTTGTTAGGACAGGATCAACGGCTCGAACATCTGTGCGAGTAGGTTTAGACATCGTTTATCCTCCTAGCTGTCGCTCATTTGGCCGGGAACGGCACAAATTTGAATAACATCACCAGCGGCGGCGGTGGCTTCTACGGCTTGACCAATGGTGTAATCGAGGTCAGTTGTAGTTGCTTTAACGCGTCCGGTGCTGGAAACCGTCAGATAGGAACCGGCGCTCACGCTGGCTTCACCTAACGCTTTGCAATACCCTAGACCGGCTACCTGAGCAGCCTCGCCATCATTGGGTTCGTTCTGTAAGATGCCCACTAAGCCATCTGTAACCGCAGTCGCAACCTTGACGGTGCCCGCGGTGCTGCCGTATTTCACGACATAATATTGTTTGGTACGTAGGTCGCCGGTAGCAACTAAGCCCACGGCAGGCCCAAACCAATTAGAACCTTGTGCCATATAATTACCCTCCGTAATTGGCTACCAGCTCCGGCGCTTCTTGAATAACAAGGGCCATCGCGGCATTGTAAGTAAGTCCGTCCGCTTGCATCTTGGCAAGTACGGCGGCGTTAAGTGCTTCGGCTGAATCTTCGGGTAGGCTATCGCCTTCGGTGCCGATTTCTTCAGTCAGTTTGCTTTCGTCAATTTGCGCTGATAGCGCTTTGAACTCTTGCACGAAGCGATCAGCGGTTTCGTCATCCAATCCCGCTAACAGTTCGACAAGCTCTTTGTTCGCCTTGGTTTCACTAATGGCGGCTGAGTATTTCTCAGTCCGTACCTTTAGTTCAGCTTCGGCTGCCATGCGGTCAAGTTCGGCCTTGAATTCGTCCCGCTCCGCCTGGAGTGCAACAAACTTCTCGGTTTCGATCTCTTCCACGGGTGCAGGTTCCAATTCCGGTTCAATCACTTCGGGCTTGTTCCAGGGCAACTTCGCCATGAATTCATCCCAGAATGGTTTCGGTACTGTTACCATTTCGTTTTGATCTTCCATATTATTTCCCTCCGTTAGGGGTACCACTGAATAGAGCGCGGCTGCTTCGCCTAAATGCGGCGTATGTAACAGCGCATCACCAACAATCAAAGGGCCACGAATAAGCGGCCCACCTTGCGGATCTTCAAATACGGGTCCATCGCTCCAAATCACTTCGGGGGAATGATAGCGATAATCGCCGTCCGCAATCGCTTGCGCTCCCTTTTCGTTGAACTCTGGAATGGCCCATAATCCATCTTCTCTAACTTCTAACGCCTTGATGTGTCCACCGGCGGGCGCATCGTCATCATGTGACCCCCGCTTGATCGGTGGCTTGAAATGGGGCAACTTGAACATCGCCGCCAACTCAGGCGTCATTAGTCTCTCTTGTCCGTCTTTTACAATCTTCCCAAATGGAAACAGGCGATAGGGATCGCCCGGGGTTACGCTGACATAATCTTCAATTAGATAATCCCCTTGCTGCATATCTTTTCACTCCATAAACGAAAACCCGCAGTATGATAACCTGCGGGCTCTTTGGCCTCTAATATTCAACTATTTAATTATAGATTACCACATTTCCACCAAAAGTCAAGTAGTGTAGAATTTGGTATATCCTTCATCTGTAGTTTTTACTTCAAATCCGAGTTAACGAAAAATATTATTTCTTGATTTAGATGTAACATTTTTACCTATTCTATAGGATATATTTTTTTCGGTAAGATCAAACACATGGACAATAGTATCAATGATTGCTGGCGTTAAATCAAACCACTCACCATGTACACATCTATCAGCTAAAAGAGAATGTAACGTTTCTTCATGAATGTCATCTTGTCCGGTTGCTATTAGTTTTACATTTATTGGAGACATCCCCGCAATTTGTGCAAGTCTTCTTTCAGCGTTAGTCGATACTCCTATTTTAATCAATCCATTATCCGCCTTGATTAAATACAGCATCTCAAATTCCTTTCACTTTTTTCTCTTCATCCCGAACAAATAGCCCCTCATTATCTTTACCGATCACATAGAACAAATTACACCGAATACACCTTATCTGAATTATACTGTTGAGCGGCAGATAGGCCCGGAACCACTTGCGCCCACAGGAAGGGCAGCGGTAGTCACGCCGTTTATAGTGTCCGTTGTTATTCATAGCGACTATTAGAAATTATTCCACCTGCTCCACGCATTGACGAATACATTGGACTCATTATGCCGGTTGAATAACAAATACGATTTTCATAATCATGTGTAGGATGTATATTTTTATTTTCCCGCGGCGCATTACATGAACAGCAGTTACCTCTTGAATCGTTGGCGGTAACGCCTTTGCAATATTCACATTTAATATATTCAGGGGTGGTCATAGGATACCTTTCACAATCTCATTTTTCTAATCCACTTGTCATAAACGCCGTTGGCTACTTGACGAATGCGGTCGCTCTGACGGCGTAAGATTTCTTGGAACGTTTTCCAGCCGCGCAAGCGCATCATATTCGCCTGGGTGTCGGCGTCCTGCGTCCATTTGGCGGCGGGGTTTTCATTAACCACAATGTAGTCAGTCGCCCCAAAGGGCATCACCTGCCAATCTCGACGCAACTTACCAGACCGGCGATAAGGCACCTTTAGCGAACCATCAGCCAGTGAAGCGAAGAACCACCGGCGCTGCTTGTCGCTATCAAATGATTTCCCATAAGCCCGCTTTCGACTAACGTAATGTTGCCGGGGGATCTTCTGTAGTTCGGTACGCAGGAACTTCGCCACGGCTTCGGACATCTCACGCCGCGGCTCTACGCCGCTCAGACGCTTGAGCTTTTCTTGTAATTCCGGTATTCCTTCGGTTTCAAATCCAATCATCGGGGCGTCACCAATGGGTTCCAGGTTTGCGAGTTGCGCACACAATCAGGGCAATGCTCAGCCGGGTTTAGTGTCCAGGTGCTTTCAATCCGATCATCAAACTCCACATGCACCCATTCACACTTACAATTGGTACGGCATTGCGTCTGACCGTCGCCGGGATATTGGGGTAGCGACAATCCCACGGAAGCCGATTGACCCCGCTCATAAGCCTGAGTAGATGAATTGAAATATAGTTTCATGCGGGCTTCAATCTGGGCGGCTGATAAATCGCCCCGTGCAATCTGGGCGGCGAAGTCGTTCATATAACGGTACTGATTGCGTAATTGCCCGCCAATACTACCCCAATCCGCTTGGGTCATATTGTTGACCCCACCCCTACCGGACATATACTGATTGATGTAGGTGCGCTTCAGTTCATCTCTGAATTGCAAGGTCCACTGTTGAATATTGATATTGCCATCAAATAAATCTACTGCCATTGACGCCGCGAAATCCGCTTTCTTATTGCCATACTCGTTCCGAATATCAATCATTTCGGTCTGCGATAACGTCTGACTTGAACGCCCGCGTACCCGATTGTAAGCATTCCTAGCTTGATCGTAAATCCAACGTACAGGGTTAGCCATTATCAAAGTCCCGCTGATTGATTATCTCGGCTTCCAACATGCCCGCATAAGCAGGCATCAGTTCATCCCATTCAGCAATGGCCCGGTCTACATCGGCGTCGGTAATTTCTACCACGTTCGACAAAGCGGGCAACGGGTCATCAGCACCCTGGGGGATGATCCGCACAGCATACCAGTCAATCTCAAAGAAACGGTTGATAATCTCTCTAGCTTTCGCTTTCAATCCATCCATTCAATTTCTCAACTTCACTAAATAACGCCTGTAGATGGTCAACTTTGACAGCGCCCATCTGCTCGTCTGCCACGGGTTCAAATTGCGGCGCTCGGCTTCGGATAGCATCTTGCTCGGCGGCGATCTCATCGGATGTCGTTTCGGGCAAATTCAGCAAACCCCGTAACCACAGCTCATCTGACGGCAACCAAGTAATTTTGTCGCCCATCTTCTGCAAGGCATCGGCAATGGGTGCCACGTCTACATCCCCGGCGGGGCTATGTTCCAGGCGCACTCCTGCAGGATCAAAGCCATTGAGCACCAATAATTTATGAGCCGCGTACTTGGTGTGCGTGTCGGCAATCAAATCAGCGACGCTGTTGATGCTGCTCGACCACAATTCGGTCATGTCCTTGGAGAGCGCCTGCGTACCGACTTGATCTTGCCCCAAAATTAGGAACTGTGACAAGGTACTCATCAAGATGCGGCTCTCATAGCGGCTGATAATTTTGTCGGTGTCAAATAGGCGGCTGCTCCCCGTGGATGCTAGTTCAAAATGCCACTTCTGATGATCGCCTTCACCCACGGGCGGGGGTAGCACTAATCCGGCCTGCTCGTCATTGCGCACGTTGCGCACAATTTCGGCGGCCTTGCTCACATCGCTTGTGCTGTCACTTTCTTCGGTGGTAGCACCCAGCGGCGGCGTAATCACGGGCATTCCGGCGATGTCACGCTCCACGCCGATGGCTTCCACTTGCATGATGTTCTTGGCGTAATAATACGGCACCCAGCCGGTGCGCAAGATGGAGCGCCCTTCGGGGTTATTCTTTTCGGACTTGGTTCGATATAATACCGCCTTTTCAATGGGGATCTCGACCCGTTTATAAGACGGCGAACCCATCTGCACAAATCCAGCTAGGCCGCCGTTGTCATCCTGTAACCATTGAGCAATCGTATCCTGTCCCCGAATGGCGAACTTGCGCCAGGTCAAACGGCCTTCGTTGCGCTCATACACAATTTCAAACGGGGCATACCCGAAGGGCAGCATGGTCAAGGCTTCGCTCAGATGGTCAGTCCAGGATGAAGTCATGCCGTCCAAGTTGGCTTGCAAGAACTCCACCCGCGGATCGTCAACGCCTTCATCACTGACGTACTGCCACGATACGGTCATCACGGCGCGCTCCATCGCTAACAGCATCGCCCCGACGACGGGCGAATTGAGCCGCATCTCGTTATAGCGTTTATAACCTTCTTTG